AAGCTAGCACTTAAAGCCTGGGGATTTTCTAATAAAGAAGAAGCAAGAGCTTTCGCTGCAAGACATAAGAAGAGTTAGTCTTGGCTAAGAAAAAATTAATTTTAAAATCCTGTGGCTTCTGCCATATCTGTGGCAAAGAACACATGAGCAATGAAGGAGGATGGGTAATCAATGCTGAACGATTAAACTTCTGTCATTCATTAGAGCATAGTTGCTACGAGATTTACTTTAATAATGTAAGAGCCGCACAGAAACAAAGTCTTGTCAATAACAATGAAAATGATAAACGTATGAATATGTACATTGAGTATTTAAAGAAACAAAAATGTAAACATAAATACCAAACAGAAATATAAATAAGGAGAAATGTAATGCCACTTAATGTTAAAGGTAAAAAGATTTTAGCAGCAATGCAAAAGGAATATGGTAAAGAAAAAGGTAAAGCTGTATTCTATGCGTCAGAGAATAAAGGAACTATTAAAGGTGTTAAGAAGAAAGGTAAATCGCTACTATCATAATGGAATCTAAATATCACACAACCAAAGAAGGAAAGAAAGCTCGTAAGGGTTTATACTATAATATTAATCAGCGTAAGAAAGCTGGTACATCAAGATCTAAATCTGAATCTACAATTTCAAAGAAGGCTTATAAAAGTTTATTGTCAGGATTTGAGGATTAAACTTCGTTAGGATTAATTCTTTACGTTATCCATCACATACTTATATCTATTCCAAATAATATTATCTGGTTTCCAGAAATGCTGCTTGTTAATTTTCATCTTAACATGGTGCATCATTGTAGTGTGATCTCTGTTACCAAGTAATACACCTATCTTTGTGAATGGCATATCATACTTATCTCTTAATACATTTATTAATATGGATCGTGCAATCACAGCAGACTGAACTCTAGTTTGTGCAATGATCTCATTCACATCTATGTTTAATTGATTGGCAACAATTGCTAATATTTCTTTTACATTCTCAGGGACCACTACATCATTGATGGTTACATACTTAACCACTTCTTTAACGACTGTTTTCCTATGCCTAAAACTATTTCTAAAATATTCTCTTGCTAATTTATATCCAGTTCTAAATCCTGCACGATAAATTTTCTTTTCTTTTTGATCTAAGTTTGCGAAACTATTAAATGAATATCTTAATTTGATTTCACGTTTAAATTCTTTTGGTGTCATAGCTATCCCTTTCAGTTGTAAACAACTTCACGTTGTCTTTCGTTGTTATATCAATAATGACTTATGCCATTATCTTTTCTTTTGTCTGCTCAATTTTAAATATCAATCTCTTAGAATCATTTAGATTCTTTTGATACTTATGAAAGAACTCAAGAGCTTTACGATGTCGCATCTCTTGTAGATCTCTCATCTTTTGCAGACGAATCTTTAGTTTGTCCAACTAAATCATCCTTCTGTTTAATAGTTGTAAAAACTGTTTTGATATTGGAAATCTTAACATCAATCACTACACCTTTGGCAGCTGGATCTGATGCAATTTCAGCACTATCAAATTCTTCTGTATAAACAAAAGAACACTCACAGTTCTTATTACGTATAAACTTTACCACTATTTATCCTTTTTGGCAATATAGTTCTTTTGTCTTAGCTGCTTAGTCATCTTGCAATAGATTGCTAGATCATCATAGCTATCAGCTTTGTATCTTTTAGTGCATCTATATAGTTTTAATGCCATCATTAGATGACCCACATCTTCAGGTGTTAATGCTTGTTTTACTTTATCAAATAATACTATTGAAAATAACTCAGCAAGTAATGCAAAGTTTTCCTCATAATCACCATACTCTTTGTGGCGATCTTCTATAATTTTTTTCTGTATCTTTTCTTCAATGTCAATGAAATCTGATTTGTTTATCATAATAGAATGAATAATAGTATTACCTATTATTAGTATTGTCTATTACCAAAAGATTTATTGTTGGCAAATGATTTCTTTTGAAATCCACCAGCTTTAAATCCAGGTTGTTTATTTGCTCCTGTTGTTGCTTGTGCTTCTTTTTTAGTTAAGATCACAGTGTATCCACCTGTTGGATTACCTTCTATGTCTGTTCCATCAAACGCACAATAGTCGTACCACTCACCATTAATATTCACATTCATCTTCCAGTTTTTTCCCTCTGGAGCTTTTGGTGAATTAGGTGCAACCATCACTGGTTGATTGTCGCCTGCTTTTTTATTTAAGTTAGGAACAAGATTTAAATATATCTTGTTCTTTGGTTGGTCGTTCATCTATACCTCATTTTGAGTTGTGATCTCATCACGCTTACTATTAAATTTATTTAAAATAGAATTGTAAGTTGCGAGATCTTTTATTTTTATCTGATCAAGTAGTTCTCTGTTGGCACGCCAAAGGAAATCTAGTTTCGCTGTGTGCGGTGCGTAGTGAACTTTCTTTACCAGTTCATTAATTATACTATCATCATAATTTATATTGTTTGATGTAGTATCTTTTTCATTCATTGGCTGTACTGGAATATCTAATTCCTCATACTCTTCCTTTGAAGTTATATCTTCAAGAAGAATACCCATGAATGATAAAGCTCGTGTGATTGCAAATGTTTCAGCAATCTCTAAGTAGCCTGGTTTATCTCGGTATTGTTTTGAGTAACCAGTTGCTACAATATGCTCAGGATCTGATTTAGTTATAATACATTTCATTATAACATAACGATCTGAGTGTTCTTGTATTACACAGTTGATACCAAACTCAGTACCAAACACTTCTCTAAAGTATTTGATCTTACTCCAAGCTGATACTGTTTTTTTATTATGCTGATTTAAATACACCCCATTGGCTGCACATAAATCATTAACCATTTTTATTTTTTCTTTCATTGTTTCCTCTATATTGTTTTATAATTGCAAGTATATGCAAACACTTCCTTAGACTTGTAGTATATACCTGTCTTGTTTCTTGCTGTACTGAACCTACTTGTGTGTACATAAGTATGCTTACTAAACAAAGCATCACACAAACGAGGATCAATATTATCTACTTTATATTCGTATGAATGACTATAACCATTCATAAGAATTATTGTGAGTATAATTTTCATTTAGCAATTAAATAAACTAACAATATAAATATTGTTATTATTAAAAATATTTTAATAAACATATCTTTAAATAATTTATCCTCTCGTTTTTTTATCTCACGCATTATAGCATCATGTCTAAATTGTTGTCTAATCTTTTCATGTTGCTTAACTAAATATTCAGTATCCATTATTCTACACATTGTCCCAAAGCGATGCAGCTAATCTAACATGCTCATCAGATATGTTTTTCCACATGAAGCCAGAAAAATCTGGCGGTGGAACTAACTTAGCCATATCAAAAGGATTTCCTTTAGTAATATAAACTAAGTTCTGTCTAATCTTAGCTGTGATTAAATCTTGTTGAACTAAGAACTCCATATATTCAGGTGTAAGTAATTCACAAGTATCAGGAGTAAAGATATTATAACTATCTTGATTGACATAAAGTAAGTGTGGAGTTTTTTTTGTAGCATACCAATAGAAAGCACATTGTTTAACATGGTTTATATCAGGTTGTTTAGGTAGATAACCTTTGATCCAAGAATAACCTTGTTTAGTATCTGATTTTCTTTTTGATCTGTGTTTTGTTTTTAACTCAACCAATTTATTTCCACTCATTTGCTCGTAATCTATTCTGCCAATCTTATCTAAAACTAATTCTTTAAATTTATAAGTGCAGTATCTTTCACTTGCAACCTCATCTCCTAATTTCAAATCAGCCAGTGCTTTACAAGTAAGTTTAATCATGTCTGCAAGATAATTTTTTGTATCTTCTTTTTGAATTTTATCTTCTTCATCTGCTACAACATACTTATCATACTCAGTTAATTCTTCTTTGATGATCGTATCTAAATCTTTTTTTTCATTTAGAATTTTTTTATCTGCTTCATACATGTACTTAGAAATATATTTTTGTGATGCTCTACCAATAGAAACGCCAGCACTCATTCTGTAAGAACCCTGTAAAGCTCTTCTCTGTTCTTGTGTGAAAAAACAATATCTAACGATCCAATCACTTGTTGTTAATTGATCTTGAGATGGAGAGCTGTGATCAAGACCAAGTGCCTGATAATATTTAATGCAAATATCAGGATCAAAATTATTTAATGCCGAGATACTATTATTTTTTGTTAAATCAATAACCATTTTAAACCTTTCATTGTTTAATAACCAATACATATATTATTAATTTAAGTCAATGCAAAATAAAGATTGACTGTTAATAACTTTTATGGTTATTACTGCTCAACGAAAGTTAAATTCTAACGAAAGGATATAAATGAAATACAATCAACAAATAAAACGACTACTTAAAAAGTATCATAAAATGTTTGATGCTTTTGGAAACAAAAGGAAAAAGAAATGACACTAAACGAGTACAAAGAAAAGCATAAACTTAGCAACAAAGATCTTGCAAAGTTAATAGGATTAACTGGAAAGAATCCTATCGTATCTGTGATTAGGTATTTAAAGTCAGAGAGAATACCGCATCCTAAAATTATGAATGTGATTACTAAAAAAACAGGTGTTCAACCTACAAGTTTTTATGAGGCTTATTATGCAAAGTATAAAATATGATAAAGTAATCTGTGAATGGATTGACATTCAAGGTGGCGAGTCTTGGAACTCATTAGATGATGTTATTAATCTTAAACCTGCAACCTGTAATACTTTAGGATATTTATTTTCTAAAGATGAAAAGCATACAAAAATATTTGGCAGCTATTCAATCAATGATGATGGAAGCTACGACTATGGCGATGTTGTTTGTATTCCCACATCTTGTGTAGTTAAGTTAGAAAAGATTGGGAACTAATATGTTAGATAAACAATTGGAAGTAGAAGATGTCATAGAAATGTATGACGAAAAGATCTTAGTTCTTAAAAAAGAAATAGATAGATTAAACGAAGAGATACAGGTTATTAATATTCAATTGATGCAAGAAAGAGCTAAAAACAATGATTGATTTAAAGAACAGAGGATTTAATGATCTTGAAGTTATAATTCATAGATTAAAAAAGCATGTAATTATTTTAGAAAGATTAGCTCTTGAACAGCACAAAGAAATTAAAGAATTAAAATCTAAATTAAAAGATCAAATTAAATCTAATAATTAATGGCTAGAGATATATACTTTAATAAAGCTAGGGTTAATTGGTACAATGAATGGCATCGCCAGATACAAAATGATCATTGGCGTATGATTGATATAGACTCTTACGAATACTGTAATGAATGCAGAAATGGCATAGCCATTATAGAAACTACCTATGATGTAGGTAAATATAACAAAGTTGCCTATTTAACAGCAGATATTGGCACAAAATTAGGTATTCCAGCATATATAGTTTATTATAGCATTGAGGGTGTGGATCAGCCAACCTTTAAGATCGCAAAAATTAATGCCATTTTGGAGGAAATAGACCCCATTTCTGAGGGGTCTTTGATTGAATTAAATGAGCAGGAATATATAGGTTATTTGAATTGGTTAAGAAAACAGCACAAATGTACATAATATAATGGCTAAATACGGCTTTTAAGGTACTCAAACCAGAAGACAGGCGAATGCTACCCACGTCTTGCTCACATGCACAGCCTACTTGGACTATCTAAGGCTACAATTTATAGACGTATTAAGTTAATGGTGTCTATTGGTTTGCTTAAAAAGAAGCGACTTTCATCTACTAATTTGTATAAACTTAACCCTATTTTAATGGTAGGAAGCAGTCAGGGTGACGTGAGTGATACGTCAGGGGGACTGATCAGTGCAGTCAGGCTGACTGGTATTAATAAAGATAACTTTAATATATATCTTAATAGAAATAATTCTAATAATAAAATGGATAATGATAATAGAATAGATGAGATTATAAATAAGTTTAAGAATGATAAAGATGTATTGATTAGTACATTGTCTAAATTCTTACAGACTACCCCACCTGCCGAACATAACAAGCTATTAAATAACCCAACTTATAAATGGTATATGAAGCTAGTGTTGGAATATAGACAGCAAGAGCTACGCCAAAAAAAATTATTGCCTGAAACTATTGCAAAGCAAAAGATAACAGAGGCTTTACAAGCCAATGGTAAGAAGCGAAGTGAGAGATATGTTGCTCGTGTAAAGTATAACAAAGCCAATGGTATCAAACCTTGGGAAAAAAAATAAATGGGAGGAAGACCAAGCCGAAAGATCTTTTGTATGGGTGTGTCTAAACATAGAGGTGGCAAGCCATGTCTTTCTAAAGGCTACCCAACAGGTAAGTTTGATAAGTCTGGAAACAATGTTTATAAGTGTCGTTTCCATGGTGGAGGAAACACTGATTACTTTGGTTTTAAAGACAGAGCAAACAAAGGTGGTTTTAAAAAGTCTGGCTATGATGATGAAAGTAGGATAACAGTTTTACAAAAACTAAAGCAATTCAAAAATGACAGAAGCAAAGCCGAGCAATACTATTACTCAACCATTAAACCAAAACTTGTTCAGCAATCCTACACTAGCAGATACATTCATAGAGCAGATCTACGCAGGAGTGCAGGTATCAGAGCTATTAAAGCCAAACAATCCTTATCAGATCAGCTTGATGTCATTCTACAATCAATTAAGAAAGCCAGAGAATAAAGAATTTAACGAAAGATTTACTTATGCAAGGCAGATTGGCGTTCAGACACTCGTTGAAAAATTAATTAATATCTATTCAGCAACAGACAAAGTTCCTGATCCTCAAACCATTATGTTTTTAAAAGAGAAGACAAAGTTTTTGCAGTGGCTTGGAGAAAAAATAACTGATCTTTATAGTACAAAATCTAAGGAGTTAATTAATAAAGGAACAGTAAATAATATTGTGGTGTCTTGGCTGGACTCGCCTGAGTTGGAAAGTAAGTACACTCAATACGAGAAGATAAACCAAGCCAAGACTGAAGTTATAGATCAGTAATTTATT